CCTTCATGACGGCCTGCTTGATGCCGCGCTCGTTGAAGATCCAGGTGATGTGGCAGGACGCCAGGTATTTGGTCATGCCGAAGGGCACTGAGCCCTCGACCTTCATGAGTGCGAGCTGCTTGTCCGAGGCGGGCTCGTGGAGCCAGCGCTTCGTCTTGCGCGCGGCGTCGCGATCGCCGTGTTCGCGCAGGAAGTCGTCGGCCGAGGCGAGGGCCGCGGTGCGGTCGGCTTCGCCGACCACGGCGAGCAGGCGCGGGACCCTCTGTTGGCCGGCGATCATGCCGAGGGCGTGCCAGCGTCCCCTGTAGAGGACGAGGACGGCCCATGCGGAGATGGCGTTGGCCATGGTCGCGAGCCCGTCGAACATGTCCTGCCACTTGTAGGGCGAGGCTTCGAGCAGGTCTATTTCGCGCAGGGTGAAATCGGCGATGGCCTCCCTCTCCTTTTCCCCCGACTCGCGTTCGTCGCGGATCTTGGCGCCGCACACGGGGCATTCAGAGACTGTCGAGGGAATGACCGTGTTGCACGACGGGCATGTGGCCGGCATCTGCTCCTTCTCCTCGGCCGGGCTTGCGATGGCCGGGTCGCAGTCGATGGAGCCGTGGGTCGCCAGGGAATAGCCGAAGTCGAGCACGACGCAGTCGGACTTCACGACGCCGGGATAGCGCTCCGGGTCCACCTTGCGGAGCCCGCGGCCGATCATCTGGATCATGGTGCTCTTGTAAGAGCATGGGCGCAGGAGCACCACGCATGACACGGTCTGGCAGTCCCACCCTTCCGTGAGGACGGCCACGTTGACGAGCACCTGGGTCGGCCCGCCGTCGAACTTGCGGAGCCTGGAGCGCCGTTCGGCTTCTCCGAGGTCCCCGTGGACCATGTCGGCGATCACGCCGGCCTCGGCGTAGGCCTGCTGGATGTGCTCGGCATGGGCGACCGTGGAGCAGAACACGACCGTCTTCCTGTCGCCGGCCACCTTCTTCCATTCCTCGATCACGCGGTCCGTGACGACCTGCTTGTCCATGATGGCCTCGACCTGCTGCATGTCGAAGTCATTGGCCGTGACGCGGACCTTGGACAGTTCTTCGCGCAGGCAGCAGTCGATCACGAAGAACCTCGGCCTGACGAGGAAGCCTGAATGTATCAGCTCGGAGAGCTGGACGACGTCGGCCACGTTGTCGAACACCTGGGTAAGCCCCTTCCGGTCGCCGCGCTGGGGCGTGGCCGTGACGCCGAACACCATGACGTGCGGGTTCCTGGCCCTGGCCGCGTCTATGATCCTGCGGTATGACTCGGCGGCGACGTGGTGGGCCTCGTCGATGACCACGAGGTCGAGCGACGGGATGCTTTCCAGGTTGTCGTCCCTGGACAGGGTCTGGACCATGGCGAAAGTGGCACCGGGCGCCCAGCGTTTGCGGGCGGCGGTGTAGAGGTCGGTTTCAACCTCCGGGGCCACGCGCTTGAACGTCGCCCTGTTCTGGGCCACAAGTTCGTCGCGGTGCTGGAGTATGAGGGATCTTCCGCCGAGCTCTGACGCGACGGCGGACAGCATCACTGTCTTTCCGCAGCCGGTAGGGGCTATGCCGATTGTATTTTTGCGGCGCTTGAGCGCGCTTACGCATCGGGCGACGAAGTCCTTCTGTCGGGGTCTGAGTTGCATGGTCGTTCAGAGGGGGGCGTGCGGAGAGGCCGCCAACAGGCATCACGCATTAGACAGTGGCAGCCGGAGTGGAACCGACACCATTCTTACTTACCCTGCCGCGCCCTGTGTCTGAAAGATCGAAAAGCCCGACGCCGACGATCTTCATCATGGTTTGATCCATGTCAAGATGCCTGCGTCGGGCCGTCGGTCAGTACGGGTTGTTGGCGTTTCCGGCGTTGGGTCCGCGCATCCAGCCGGGCGTGCCGTTGGACTGCTTGGGCTGGGGGGCGACGGGAGCGCTGAACGCGTTGCCACGGGCCTGCGCCGCGGCGGGGGCTCCGCCGGTGAGCTGGGACCAGAGCTTCGAGGTTCCGCTTTCGGGGTTGGGCGACAGGTAGTCGGCGACTTCGTTGCGGTCCTCGTAGCCGTCGGTGCCGGGCTTGATCTTGATGCGGATGGCGACGGTGTTGCCGTCGAGGTGGCCGATCACGTCCTGGAACGACATGCCGTCGAACTTGGAGTAGCTCTTGGGATTGGCGTGGTCGAACATGCGGCAGGCCTCGAACATGCGGGTCAGGGCGGTGAGGCCCATGCGCGCGGCGTCGGCCTTGCCCTCGGCGCGGGCGGCTTCGTTCTTGTTGCGCGCGTCGGTCGGGTTCATGACGATCGAGTAGACGCGCCGGCCTTCGTAGGGGCCATCGGTGATGATGAACTCGAGGCGGGCGTATTCGCCGCCGGAGGTCTTGGCGTTCTTGATCTCCTGGAACCTGACCTGCGCGAACGCGATGGTCTTGTCGGGGATGAGGGCAGGCTTGTCAGCCTTGCCGGAGTCGGGGGTGAACATATGCTTTCTGGGTTTGGTGGTTATGGTTTAGGACTGCTTTTCGGGCAGAGTGGTGGTGATCTTCACGTCCTGGCGCTTGCCGCTGCGGATCTTCTCCATGATGGCGCCGAGGTCGGGGGCTTCGATGAGGTTGAGACGGCCGGACCTGTCCTTGGCTGGGTAGCCCCATTCGTTCTGCTGCTGGCAGACGATTCCGCGGTAGAGGGTGCCGTCCTCCTGCTTGAAGTTCTGGAGGGTCATGACCTGGTCGAAGATGCCGGGCAGTTCGCGGCCGGTCTTGGAGCCTTCGACCTGGGCGGTGTAAGTCCAGCGGTTGAGGTCGTCCTTTTCGCCGTCGAGGATGCCGACGACGATGATGGACATGGGGGCATGCTGGAGGTGGGTGAGCCAGCGGATCATCTCGCGCCCGAGGAGGCCGTAGGCGCCGCGGGTGTCGGGCTTGCCGGTCTTTTCGGACATGGCGTCGGGCTGGGTCTGCGACCAGCGGAAGCACTCACGGCTGGCGACGGTGATGGAGTCGACGAACACGGTCTTGTATTTGGACAGGTCGATGTGGGGTCCGAACAGGGCGGACACCTGCTCGTAGGCGGTCTTGCTGTAGGATCCGTTAAGGTCGCTCGGATCGTGCCCGCCGACGTAGAGAGCGAGCGCGCGAGCGATCTCCCACGGGTGGGCGCCGAGGGCCTGGGCCGTGGCGCGGACGTCGAGGACGTCGCCTGCCCAGCCTTGAATGGCAAGGGTGCCGGCCTCCAGGTCCACGAACAGCGTGGACTTGGGGTCCAGCGTCCGGGCGAGGGTGGTCTTGCCCACGCCGGAGGGTCCGAACAGGGCGATGTTGATCTTGGGTACGAGCTTCTGGCGCTCGTCGGCCTTTATGATTTTGATCATGTCGGTTGGGGGAGAGTTGTTCAGCGGGCGAAGGTGATCTTCGGGTCGCTGTATTCGACGGTCCTGGCCTTGGTGATGGCGTTGAGCAGGAGCTTGTCGGTGATGGCCTTGTAGGTCTTTTCGGGGACGCTGTATTCGACCTTGAAGATCCTCGCGGCGATCTCGTCGTCCATCTGCTTGGCGAGGTCCTGGAGGACCTGGCTGTCCCACTTGACCTTGGGCTTCACGGCGTAAGTCATCTTGATGCCGTCGACATGGCGCGTGACTTCGCCGGCGATCTGGTTGCCCGCCTTCATCTCGTTTTCAAAGGTTGAAGCGTAGCGCCGGAGCAGTTCGGCGCTGATGGCGTCGAGTTGCCCCTTCTGGGTGGCGATGGTTTCGGTGATCTCCTGGAACACGGCCTGGAGCTTGGACGTTTCCCATTCCTTGATGAACGGGAGGTTCTGGGGTTCAGTTTTCATTGTTGGGCTTGATGTGATCGTGGATGGAAATCTTGCGTCCCTCGGCGGTGTCGAGGGCGATGAGCCAGATGAACTTGGCCATGGGGATCCGGCCGCGCTCGGTCCACTTCTCGATCGCCTTGGGGGTGATCTTGTGGCCGCGCGCTGTCAGTTTGCGCCACAGCTCCATGCGGCCGCCAAAGCGGTTGATGATGGATTTTACGTCCAGCTGGCTCATTCGGTTGTCCACGTTGTGTGCGTCGGCGCCCCTTGCGTCAACGCGGACTTGCAACAAACTTCATAAGTCGCTGCAAGGCAACGACTTTTTGATGGTCACTTCAGGAGCTTTTGCCCACGCCTGTTCACCACTTTGACCAGGAAGCTCAGGATTTCAGGCGCCGTGTAGGACACTGCGCCCACGGCGGCGTACTTCATTGAGACGTTGTCGAGCATGGCTTCCGCGGCGAAGCCGGCGAACACGGCGGTGATCATCGCGGCGCCGGTGCGAAGCGACAGTTCGGCCAGCGTACGCTTCTTCATTTCGATCATGTGCCTGGCTGTGATGCCCATTCCTCCTAGTCCTGCGGAGATCGCGACGTCCTTCAGCATGTTCGGTTCTTCGCTCATTTCATCCTCCTGTATCCATCTGCCCACAACACTTGCGCGATGAGCTTCGCGCGATTCTCAACCTTGCGTTCGCTCATCTTCCAATCGGCCAGGTGTAGCGCTTCGTGGACCATGACTTCAAGGCGCTTTGACGGCCACAGGTGCGGAGCGACCTCGATCGTGTTGTCCCTCTTGCATGCGTAGCCGATCACCGGCGGATCAAGCTCACGGGTTATCACCCTTGGCTTCATCTTCTTCTTTCGTTTCTTCATGCTTGGGGCTGATGTAGCGCCATGACTTGACCGCCACGACGACGGCCACGTTCAGGGCAAGGAAAGCGAGGGTTGAGAGCAGCACGACTTCGGACTTCTCGCTTCCGAAGAAGTCGATCAGCGGGCGCGAAGTCGCTGCGACTAGGACGCCGGCGCCGATGGTGATGCCAGCGACCCACTTCTGGATCCCAATCCAATGGCCGAACAGCAGCGCCAGGACGCCGGCGGCGATGGCGTAGGTTCCGTATCTGGTCAGGTCGGACGCGGACTGCGTGAGGCTCGCCTGCTTGTCAGCCTCGATCTTGTCCAGGCGCGCCTGGCGAGCCAGGGCTTCGGCCGCGATGCGCGCGTCCTTCTCGGCCTGGACCTTGGCCTCGAGTTCGGTCGTCTTCTTGTCCAACGCGATCTTCTCGTCGCGCAGCTGCTTGAGCCTGTTCTCGTCGGGCTTTTCGACGTATCCACGAAACATGTCGACCTGGACCTTGGTTGGGTCACCGGACAGGGAGGCAAGCCCCTGGGTGGCCGAGTCATAAAGGCTTAGCGCCGGCGACGGCCCGCTGATAGATGGGCGGATGGCCGTGAAGATGGCCAGATCCTCGGCCACTTCGTCCTGCCAGACCTTCAGGAGTCCGTCCTGATGGACCGGCGCCGGCGGAGGAGGCTGCGGCAACGGCTCAACCTTTGGCTTGGACGAGCATCCAGCCAGAAGGATGGCGATGACCGCGAAGATCCTCACTTCTTGATTTCTTCGACGTACTTCTTAGCGTCGTCAAAAGCGTCTTTGGCGCTGGTGACGATCTTCTCGGCCTTGGAAGCGTTGTTGCGGAAGACGAGCGCTCCGCACAGGAAGCCTGCGACGAACGATAGGGCGATGGTAATCATACGTTTATGATCGTGACCGGCGCCCGCGCTTGGTCAATCGTTTCAGCCACTTGTAGACCTCCCCAATCTGTCGGTAGTTGGCGTTGCTTTTGATGGCATTCGCCTTGTCGCTTATCACGGCCACGTTTCCTGGCACATAGCCCTTTCGCGGGTCTATTCTGTCAAGCGTAGGGGACTGCGGCAACTTTACCCTACCCTTTCCTCTTTTCAGCCTGATTCCCAAAACGGGGCATTTTATGGGTATTTTTATGTCTTCCTCGGTTATTGAGCATGGTATCCCAGTCCGCTTGGCGCGCTGTCTTGCAAGGGCAAGAAGCGTCCTTTCCGGGTACATCTCCCGATAGGCTCTCAGCTTGTCCTTGTTGCTGATCGCCAGGGCCGGTCAACCCCCTCCCTGTCGGTTGACAGGCATGTATGTGTGGATACCGCTGACAAATCTCTTGGCGTATGACCTGATCGACTCAATGTCTCCGTCTTTGAACGACAGGGACAGGCCGTTGTCATTCGAGAACCGGTACATGTCATTCTCCAGAAGTTCGCTGAACGACCTGGCTTCCTCCGCGTTGGCCGGTCCGAAGCCTTCCCTGGATATGTAGATCGGAACGAACGACCACCCGTTCATCTTGCAGGCCTTCTTCAGCTTGTCGTACTCATTGGTGTACCTCATGTCAGGCACGAGGACGATGGAGTGCTTGAGTTCCATGGTGGCATCCACGACGGACTCGATGAGCCTGTCCACGAAGACGTCCTTGTTCAACGCGCGGCACGCGACTCCGAACTCGACGAAAGCCGGACGCAAAAGCCCCTTCAGGGCGTCGTATTCAGTGAACGTGTCGACGTCTATGCCGATCTCATCGAACGCGTACTGCATCGCGTTCTTCAATTGGTCCGCGAACTTGGTTTCCGCTACGGCGAACTTGCTGTCCTGGAGCCTTGCCTGCTCGATGATCATGTTCGCGAGCGTGTCCTTCCCGCAGCGCGCGAACCCTGAGATTGCGATTACGATGTGCCCCTTGTTGGTCGGTTGGTTCAACATGAGGTCATTCTCGGCCGGATCTATGGCCTGGCAACACGATTATTCGGGCTTCTTTCCGATGGCCGCCTTCTGGACTTCTGGCCTGTTCATGAACTGCGTTCCGAAGAACCCGAAGAACGGGTGGACGGCCGAGCTGGCGCCGATCACGGCCGGCTTGCCGATGGTTCCATAGGCCTGCTTCTTGAGGCTGTATTGACGGCGTTCGCTTTCTGGCAGGTCGGCTGCCGAGAAGGCAGCCGCCCCGAGCCTGGACACGGATTCGACCACCGGGCCGCCTGGGGACTGCTCGCGGTTGAAGAACTTGAACAGGTATTCCAGCTTGGGTCCGAACATGCCGGCGAAGGACGCGGCGTCGAAGACCTGGCGGGCCGCGCCGCGCTTCTTGCGCTCATCATACCCTTCCGACGGCCACAGGGCTTCGATCAGGGCTCTTGATGCCACGGCGCCGACGACGCTGAGCGTGCCGCCGATCATGAGGGGAGCGGCGTAGCGCAGGCGGTCGATGGCGCTGGCGTCCTTTGAAACGGTGGCCGCGGCCATGGAATACATCCGGTCCTTCACCAGATTGGCGTAGGCGTAGGTGTAGTTCATCAGGGTCATCATGAGCCTTCCGACGGGGTGGTCGGCCATGGAGGTCTTGAGGGCAGGGTTGGTCTTGATGGACATGCCGAGGCTCATGCGCTGGAGGGCGCGGCGGTAGTGCTTGGCCATGGGGCTGTTGGAGCTCATGACCGCCTTGCGCCATTCCGTGTCGCTCTTACCTTCCAGGCTCATGACGAAGTCGATGAAGGCCTGGTGATCCGCCTCGGGCACCCCGTTCTCGCGGAGGATGGCGGCGACGCTCTGGTCGGCGTTGGCGTCGAGTCCGAGGCCTGAGAACAGCTGCTGCATCTTGGTCTGCCCGCGCGCGAAGCGAGCGTTGTTCATCAGGACGAGTCTGGCTATGGAGATCGAGGCCGTGACCTTTGCGCGCTCGGTAGAGGACAGGAGGTTGGCCCTGAAGATCCGCTGGGCCAGCCACTTGGCCGCCTTGCTGCCCTTGTCATTGTCGTCGTAGTTCCAATGGGCGTTAAGGTACGACCTTTCGATCTCGCGCTGGAGTAGGCCGAGGTGTTCGCCGACGGCTTCCTCAACGGATCGCTCCCAGGCCTGCCTGCTTCCGAGTCTCTGTTCGATGCGCTGACGCATGACGGGGCCGGGGCGGGCAAGTTCGTCTATGGTGTTCTTCCAGGTTTCAAGCATGCCCCTGACGGCCATGTAGACGTTTCCGGTCCTGACGCCGAAGCTCATGGGTTCGAGAACCAGGTTGTAAACGAAGGTCTTGCCGAGGTAGGCGGACGCGAGGACGACGTTGACGACGTCGAAGAACGCCGTTTCAGCGGAGCTCATCTTGTACCTTCCGAAGCCAAGCGCCTTCCTGACGAGATCCTGGGTTTCCTTGATGACTTCCTTGGAGACGCCTTCCTTGCTGAGCTTGTTGAGCATCTGGGTGAACAGCTCTCCGTTCTTTCCGAGGCTCTGGGTGACTTCGGCGTTCCTGACGGCTCCGTCGATGTAGGTCATCATGATCCGGTCCACGTCCTTGACCATGTATTCGTCGACCATGGCGGCCTCATCGTCGCTGAACTCGCGCGAAAGGGTGCTCTGGGGGAGGATGCTCGGATTGCCGTCCATGCCAAGGGTAAGTCCCATGACGTCGCCGTGGGTGATCGAGGTCGCCCACCGGTCCGCGGCATCGGCGTACCATTCGTCGTCCTTCTCGTCGTATTCCTTCTGGAGACGTTCGATCTCCCTGTCGGCCATGTCCCTGGCGCGCTGCTCGTATTCGGCCTTTGTCTTGGGCTTCCTGCCTTCCTTCTTGTCCTTTTCCTGAAGCTCGAGCGCGGTGGCTCCGACGCCTTTTTCAGCCCTGTCGATGTTCTCCTGAAGGACGCGGGCTTCGCGCCGGCGGTACATCTCCTCTGCCAGCATGACGAACCTGTCGCGGTCGTTCAGTACGGAGTCCGCGTCATAGTGCCGCGGGAAGTAGTTGCTGCCCGCGTCTCCCATGTCGACCCCGGCGGCCCTCTGATAGTTCAGCAGCGAGCGCATGAGCGTCCTGAAGGACCCGACGGCCTGGGCCATCTTGGGATCCGACGGAGTGGTGCCGTCAAGGATGTGGCGCCTTAGCTCGACGTCCCATGCCTGGCGCTGCTCCTTTGT